AACTGAGTCCTTATCAGTGTATATGGACACCCCATAGGAATTATTGTAAGTCTGCACTCTATCTTCACAGATTCGACAACATCACAGTAAGTTAGCCGGTCATCGCTCTCGGAGTGGTTACCGACGACGGACGCTTAGTACCCTTTCAAATCTATAAATAGAAAATACTTGGGAAAACCGTCTGCTCACGACTTCACATTCGACTAATACTTCTGAATATGTCTGAAAAAAATGATCAGAGTAGCATATACATATCGGGGTTTATACAAAGGAGGACCTACCTTCAGAACGTAGTTACGGTGTCACTTTCTCCGAGGGGAGAAATCCAGTCCAATCTCATTTTCAAAGATCTCTTTCTACGCTGTCTAACGACAGAATGATCGAAACATGAAAACATTGGCAAGTCTGGGCAATCAACTTCTAAGGCGTATGTCTTTGAATGGGCATCACGGAGGGGACATGTTAATTTTATTATTTCTTCATATCCTAAATTATTTTCTTTTTCCTCACGATCAGCCAACGCAGCGGTCAGAATGCGTTCATCCAGTAATTCAAATTTTACTGGATTATATCCGATACCAGGCCTAGATAGAGCATCTTGGCTTGCTAACGGATCAATATCATATGATGTACGAATTACTTCTTTCTCATCTTGGCTGAGTAAGTATCCACCTTCATACTCCGAATAATCGAGCTCTGTAATGTCCTTTTCAGGACCTATAAAAGGCTCGTAAGATTCTGGCGGAGGGTATTCATAATACCTGGTGGGCTTGCTTTCACCCCTTACGGGAACTGACTTATCGCAAGCGAGTTCGTAGTGTCTCATCATATATGGCGCTGTTTTTTGAACAATATCTTCTTCATTCCTCGGATTAAAATAGTTGTCTTTAAATTTTATGTATATAATATTATTTTTATTTAAAGACACATCTACTTTAAGACATGGAGGGATGGGAACACCAAGCCCACAGTAATCTGGGTGGGCAAAGATATTGAGAGGGCTCCTTTTCTTCTTTTTCTTTCCTCCTCGAAATGCATTGTATTTTACGAACGTTTGTATGCATTTCTTAAAAAGTTTCCTATTCTCGACTCCGACTCTTGAGTAGTAATTCATACGTCCCCCAACTTCAGAAAGTGTTTCTGGTTGGACCTTAGGCCTATAATACGCCAATTGTGGCTCGACTCCGATGGAGCCGACCTTAAAATTGGTTATCATTTTTGGCAGAAAGGAAGGACAGTGTTCTACTCTCTTCGTATGGGAATTATATGTAAAAGCTCTAGAATTCAAAGTAAAGTAATCAGGCGATCTATAAGATTTAGCCTGATTAACTTTAATTCCAATTCTATTGCAAAAATCAACCCATATATTATAAAGTCGTTCATCTGATGGGAAAACAATATCATCACCATTTATTTTAACAGCGAGTTCGTCTAATGGAACCTTATAACCAAAAAATGTATTAATACAATACGAAAAAATCGAAAGATTAATAATACATAAAATGGCAAAGGACAAACCATGACCCTGCGGCTGCCCGATATAGAAAGGCAGATCTAAATTGACTGTCGTGCTCAATTTATCATAATGGCTCATATACCCGTCACCTTGTGTGCGGAGAAGTATTAAACGCATTGCATATTTAGTCCATTCTGGATTAAATTTATCAGTGCATTCTTTATAATCTCCGCTCACAAACTCATTAAAACCCCTATAACGCTTATCGATGATTTCGTCGAAACCATCGTAACATCTTTTGGGGTCTTCTTTTGTGAACTGGAATATACTGTGAGCCCATATAGGTTTAAAGAAAATACTTTGGTATTCTCTAATCAACTTATTGGCATGACTACTCATAAGAGTTATAGATCTAATTTTACCTTTATCGGCAATGTGGTGAACTTTAGAAGGATAAGAAGGGAGCACCTCTCCATGATCTTCCCGCCAGTCATAATATTTGACAGAGGAAACTTGCTTCAGTTTTGGGGAATAGCCCATATATAAGGAACTATTCCAAGTATCGCCGAAAAGCAATGACGCAGAGCCACCTTGTTTACGAGAAACTTCGGCAGACCCATTAGTAAAGGGCTTTTCAGTTACACTAGGCTTCTGAAGCTTGTCCCTCTTATAAAGAGAGAAGACAACATCGCGCATACAGTCCATTAAGGACTGCTCAGCAACATTGTCTCGGACTGGCGGGATTGAAGTGGTGTATTTACGATTATGTATGTTCAAAGAGGCATAATCACCTCGTACAAGCGCCTGTGATATTTTAATCATAGACATACTTAAAGATGCGCGCTCGTCATTATCACCATGCTTACGAATACGTCTAGCAAAGTGACGAAAATGAGTTCCAATGGGACCTTCACAAATCCTTACCCCGGCAAGGGATAAATTAGATGCCGGAAATAAAAAATTAGCGAAGTGGTCTATTCTGCTTTTGATTGGAGAGGTTCCATAATTAATGGATTCCTCGAAGATTAGGGCAGAAAAGGCTCTCTCGAACTGATCAGCTTTAAAAGTCAAGTTATACACCTCAAGAAAACAAGTTAATGTCTTGATGAGGTTATAACATGAAGAAACAAGAATCGTAAAAGATCCTTTTTTCACAGCTGTTGGAACGACAGAGTAATGGAACCGAGCGGCATCTTCAATAAGAAGGATGCTTTTGGGACTGTAGCTACTCACTAGTTTACGAAGGTAGATCGGCATAACATCGATCGCCTTGAGCGCACTGTTAGTATACTGACAAAGCTCCGTGCTATAGCAATA